TACCAAAGACCCATGCGGGCCGGACGGGAAGCATTGGGAAGAGGCACCGCCGAAGCCTGCACCTGTCGCAAAACTGCCATGGTGGAAACGCCTGCTCTCTTTGGAGAACCAACCAAGGTGAGACACGCGGAGGACAGGCCTAAGCACGCCGTGCAGCATCCATCCGCGTTGTCTCTACCGCCTGGTTCAGCCCTCCGAAATTTTAACCCTCCGAAAACTAAAATGAAAACATCACATCAATTCGCTCGCGAGCTTCTCGCTGGCCCTGACCTGCTAATCTACCACTTCGATCCGTCGTGCGCCGGATACGATGACGAAATCGACACAGGCATCTCGCCGCCCGTGGCTGAAGTCGAGGAGCCAAAGCCATTCACGGATGACGAAGGCAATCCTGCGATGACCGATGCTTTCATCTGCATCGTCGGAAACCAGCACGAAGACAACGGCCTAGATGCCGACACCTGAGCGCCATGGACTTCTCATCGATGCCCGGACCGGGCGCTTTCCTCCTCGTGGGTGGCATAGTCGCCGCCTTCTTCGCAACCGCTCTCGCCGCCGTGCTCAAGCTGTGCGGCGTCCTCCTGCTGTCGTGGTGGTGGGTGCTCGCGCCTGTCCCTGCGCTCCTTGTGGTCGTCGTGCTCATTGCGGGCCTGTGCGTCCTGCTCGGCTGAACACCTGACATGAGCCGCGCCGGAACAAGCCCAAGCACGCAGGACGGAGCAACGCACGGCGTTGGCTCTGGGGATTTGTTAGGCGTTCAGTGCCCGAACTGCAACCGGTGGACGACCGGCGGACTCTTCGGGCACATGAACGACCCGAACGACTGGCAGGAGGCCAAGTGGATCGTCACGCACTGCGGCTGCTACCACGAGCCAAAGGGCGGCGAACGCTACACGGCGGAGCGCGACGCCAGAGACTTCACTATCAACGGCGATCCGTCGCTAGAAACCGCGAACGCGATCCGCGAAATGGTGCGGCTCGTGCCTTCGCCTAACACGTAGATCAGACATGGCTGGCTCCCAACTATCTCTCGAATTGCCGGACGCGGCCACGTGCCAGACATTGTCTGGATCGTCTGGTTGGGCTCCGTTGTTTTTTCCGAGCGACTTCCTGCCTGCGCTCGCCGGTCAAGTCGTGCTGTATCCGGGCCGTGGACTCACTGCGCCGTATCGCATCACCGACCGGCCCGAGGGCAGGCTATCCGCTCCGCGTGGCACGCCCGCCGCGATGGCGTGGGGACTATGCGGCCAGATGGCGCTGTCAGCCCTGATGGGCGTGTCGCTCGACTACCTGCGTTCTGTGTGGCGCGGCGATGCGTCCCAAGGCACGTGCATGGAGGACATGCTCCGATTCGTGCGTGGATACTGTGAGGTGAGCGCATTCTCGACCACTCGCTACGACCGCGAAACGCTCATCGTCCACGCGGACGGGCTACAGTGGCCAATCTGCGGCATGGTCGCGGTGACGCTGCCGGATGGCGAGCCGCACTGGGTGGCGACGCTCAACGGGCTGATCTACGACTGCCTCCAAGACGAGATGCTCGATGTGCTGGAGTGGGATCGGCGAAACCGCCCATACACCATAGACGACGTAATCATCACCGGCCCCGGCATTCTTTCTCTGCCCAACAAGGCAGATATGAGTAACGGCTTGAAATAACACCCGCTAATGGAAGCTCTGTTACGCTACCCAAAGCGTCAGCGTTGCGCCGTTGCTCGTGAATGGGCGCGACGCTCGCATGTAGCTCAGCAACGCGCCCGCATAGAGCACGGCCCTTCGTTTGAGACGCAGCTATGGCAGGCAAAGCAGGACGCGCGCGGGCAGGTCTTACGGCATGGGGTGACCTACTCCGCCGCGCATCCCGACGGCCAGCCGTGGACGATCATCCGCTCCAAGGTAGGCCGCACCAATCAGGTCGATCTGCACGTAGGCGCGCAACTCGTCACCATCTGCGGGTTTCGGTCCATTGTCCGTGGTATGGCCCGCGCCAAGCTCTAGCATTGCCTACGCATGGGGTGTTCTCCTATGCGTGAGGCATGATCTCCCCACACGACGCCGGATCACTCAACCCGGAAGACCTGATTTCAGGGCACAACGGACACAAGCAGCTGCTGACGGTGAAGCGCACGCTGACCGTGATGAACCACAAGGGGCGCACGCAGATGGTGGAGCGCATTTGCGAAGATCAGCACGGAAACACCTACCTCGTTTATTCCTCCACGCTGTCGGATCGGGAGGTTTACGAGGTCGCCGACTTCGTGAAGCCGTCGCTGCTTCAGAAATACGGCGGCTTCACCGACGCGCTGCTGGATGATTTTCGAGCGAAAGCCTTCCACTCATTCGCGCAGTCCGAGAAGGAGCTGAACGCCATGCGTGCGAACGCAGCGAAAGTGGCGGACATGATCGCGAAGGCGGCGGTGAATGTCGGCGGAAACTGATGCTATGAAACTTTGGACAACTACTGATAGATTTCATCGAAATGAAATCGAGTGGCGACGTGTTGTGTTGGAGAACAACCTGACGTGTCACTTTTGGCTGAATCTTTTGGAACAAAATAATCCGGTTGGGCCGAAAGGAGTTTGAAGCCATGCCGCGTGTGAAGACAATGACCGCCAAGATGCGCGCATTCGCCGATGGCATCTTGTCCGGCAAAGAACCATCACCGGCTTACGTGTTGGCCTATCCCGATTGCAGGGCCAACAAAAGGACTATTGCCCGAAAGGCGCACAAACTTTCCAACCACCCCGAGATAATGGCGTATATCGCACAGGAACGGGCAAAGATAGCGGATGAACAGCTACTGACCCGCAAGGAAGCGGTTGGAATCCTCGCTAAGATCGCAAAGGGCAAAGACCGGGGCGCAACTCACCGCGACAAGATTGCCGCAGTTGCCCAAGCATCCAAGATGCTCGGTTACGATGTGCCCACAAAGGTGGAAGTTAAACTCGAAGGCTCATTGCTGCATAAAATACGCAACGGATGAAACAGGGTAAACGCATCAATCCGCTGGACTACATTCTGCCTGATGACGGCCTCACTGACGCCGAGGTGGCGGACCTGCTGAAAGATCCGCTCGTCCGCATCTGCAACCTCTACAAGATCGAGGACCCAGACGGAAACGTGGTGAAGTTCGTGCCGAATGGCCCGCAATGCGAAGTGCTTCACGCGGTTTACATTGAGAAGGAACAACGCATTGCCATTCCAAAGGCTCGAGCGATTGGATTCTCAACGCTCATCGCGCTCATCCTCTTCGATAAAGCGCTGTTTGCTCCCGATGACAGGAGTGTCCGCGCTGCCATCATCGACCAGACCGCGCCTGACGCACAGGCGAAGCTCGCCAAGATCAAATTTGCCTATGACCGGATGCCGGAGGACCTGAAGGACGCCACAGAGAAGAATAATTCAAGCGAGCTGACGTTTGCAAACGGCTCCACAATCATGGCCGGCCTGAAGGCGCGTGGTAAGACGCCGCAAATCCTCCACGTGACAGAGCTGGGTCCTATTGCTCACGATGACCCCGCCCGCTCACAGGAAATCATGTCGGGTGCTATCACGTCAGCATCAGGCAAGGATGCGCTGGTGTTCATCGAATCCACGCACAAGGGCGGCAAAGGCGGAGACTGGTATGACCTCATCAAGCGAAGCCTGGACACGCCGGAGCAGCATCGGACGGTTAAGGATTTCCGCGTGATGTTCTTCCCGTGGTGGCAAGAGGCGCGTTATACGCTGGCCGGTGATGTCTCTCAAATCGACAAGGACACGCTGAAATACTTCGCGCTGAAAGAGGCGGAAATCAGCAAGGAGCTTGGGCGTGAATTGAAGTTCACCGATGGGCAACGGTTGTTCTACTACAAGGAAAAGGAACGGCTGAAGCGGCTGATTTACTCGGAGCTACCGACCACGCTTGAAGAGTGTTGGATGGCTCCAATCATCGGAGCGATTTACGGGCTGGAAGTGGACAAGGCGCGCATTGCAGGCCGCATCACGGACACAGTGCTGCATTACGAAGCGTTCCCGGTTTACACGCAGTTCGACATCGGGGCGGCTCCAAACACGAAATGCTGGATATTCCAAGTGATTGGTGACCGCATCAACCTGCTTGAATCGCTCACAGGTGGAGATGACTGCAACACCCCGGCGCAGTGGGCTGCACGCCTCAAGGACAAAAATTACCGATACGGCGGGCATTTTCTTCCCCATGACGGAGAAACGCTGTGGAAGAAGCTGTTGGTTGAGGCAGAGCTGAAGGGCGTGGTTGTGCTGGATAAGCCGGTGAGTGAGTGGGACAATATCAACGATGCCCTCGGTTCATTCTCACGGTGTTTCTTCAACAAAACCGGATGCGAGGATGGCCTGATTTCGCTGGAGGCATTCCGCAGCAAGGCGGAGAGCGACGGCGCAACGGTTACGAACGTGCCTGTGCATGACTGGGCATCGCACTACGCAACAGCCTTCGGATACATTCACCAGGTCATCCGCGAAGGGAAGCTGGTGGATCGTTCAGCCATGCCGAGAAAGCCGCTGGACCAACGTTTGCAGGCGGAGCGAAAGGCAGGCCGTGGGCTTGCACGCGATGACTTCCGCCTATGAAGCCCATCGACCACGCGCGGCGCATCTACGAACGCGAGCCGTGCGCAAACTCTTTTGAGGTCGATCTTCAGCTTCACCTCGCGAACGGCTTCGTGTTTTCCACGCCTGCGTTCTTCATCATGGGGCGTCCGGTGCCACGCGGAGCCTACGAGGATGACATTGTGAATCCTGCCGTGGTGTGGTCCCCTGAACTGTGCGACTGCTGGCACGTTCACGTTCTGGCGGGTGATGCGGGCAAAGCGTGGTCAATCCTGCCGTGGCCGCTTCCATGGCTAGGGTTTGAGCGCAATAATGAATTGAGGTTTTACCCCATGGCGGACATGCAACGGATACTCACTCGCTCAAAATGAAAACTCACAGCCTCCAGCACCAATCCGGCTCACGCCGTTCCCTGCCACTACAACAGCAACAAAAGGGTGGAAGCCCCAAAGCCCCGCCCCCATTGGCTCCAGCGGTCACCCAGTCCGCCGTAGAGGTGAATCAGGCCAAGCGTGACAGCACGCGCCAGAACGCAGCCAAACAGGGTTATGCAGCCACGGTGCTGGCAGGTGAGAGCACGGGCTATGCATCCAACCCCAACCAGAAGAAAACCGTCCTCGGCGGGTAATCGGAGGCTCCCACCATGGAAGGCAAAAACTCTAATCTGGCCGCACAGCTCATACAACGGCACGGCGCCATGAAGGGCGCCCAGGCTCAGTTCAGGATCACATGGCAAACTTGCGCGGATTACATTCGCCCTCGCAAGGGCAACATTCAAACGGTCGTTTCCCCCGGCTCCGATCAATTCAACCAGATTTACGACACGACGGCGGGCGATTCGGCGGACGTGTTCGCCGCCGGTGTGCTGTCGCAGTTGACGCCGGCAGGCGAGCTGTGGGCACGCATGAGCGCGAAGGAAGGAGCGGCGCAGGATGAGAAGGATTGGTGGGATGAATGCAGTCAGCGCATGATGAAGGTCATTCACTCCTCCAACTTCTACCTCGCTTGGCACGAAGACCTGGACGACTCCGGAATCTTCGGCACGTCGGACCTCTTTGTGGAGGAGTCAGACAAGGGTATCGTCAACTTCGTGAATGTGCCTGTGGGAACCTTCACCATTGCCGAGGACAGCGAGGGCATGGTTGACACGGTGTTTCGTGAATGGGAATGGACCGCACGCCAGTGCGAACAGAAGTGGGGCCGTGAGGCGTTGAGCGAGGCTATGCGGAAATGCTTGGATTCAACTTCGCCAGCGGACTGTGACCGCAAGTTCAGCATCATCCATGCAGTGTATCCACGCCGTAAGGAAGACACCCGCGAGGGCGAAGTGGTGGGACGCCTACGCCCTATCGCTTCCTGTTACGTGGATGTGGCTGGGAAGCATGTCATCGAGGAAAGTGGCTACTACGAGATGCCGCACTGCTGCGGTCGCCTGATGCGTTCCAATGGAGAGCTTTACGGACGCGCCCCAGGCACGGATAAGATGCCCAGTATCAAGCTGGCAAACCGCATGAAGCTGGACCTGCTGCTGGCGCTGGAGAAACAGGTGAAGCCAGGCTGGATTATGCCGGATGACAACTCGAGCGCGCCGGACAATCGACCCAACGGCGTCACCTATTGGGATGCGAGCAACCCGAACAACAAGCCGGAGCAGTTGGTGAATCAGGGCCGCGTGGACTTCGCGACGGAAGGGCTGAAGGCGGAGCAGGCGGTGATTCGCGAGGGTTTCCACGTGAACATGTTCCAGATGCTCTCCAACGTGGACCAGATGAAGCGGGAGAAGACCGCCTTCGAGGTGTCACAGTTGGTTCAGGAAAAGCTGGTGTTGTTCTCGCCGTTGTTCGCTCGCATCACGCAGGAGAAGCTGAACCAAGTGCTTCGCCGTGTGTTCGGCATTTGCATGCGCAAGGGCGTGTTCTCGCCTCCGCCTCCGTCCGTTGTGGATAAGGGCGTTTTGGAGTATGAGGTGGAATACGTCTCGAAGATCGCGCTGGCGATCCGCGCGGCGGAAGACAACAGCCTCATGGTGATGATGCAGTTGGTGGCGGAGATGATGAACTTCGACCCGTCCGCGGTGCATGTCTTCAAGTGGCGCGAGGCGCTGCGGCGTTCGGCGTCGAATAAGGGTTTCCCCACGTCGTTGATTCGGACGGATGAAGAGGTGGACCAAATCATGCAGGGCATCGCGCAACAGGCACAGGCGGCGCAAGCGCCGGAAATGCTGGAGAAGGTGGCCGGCGCCGCGCAAAAGCTCGGACCGGGTGCGCAGCGTAAAATGGTAGAGGCGATTCCTGTATGATTCCCGAGGATACAAGCATAGCGGAAAAGAAAGAGAAACGCGCGGAGGCGGCGAAGCAGTTGCGCATGGCATACGCGCGGCTGTTCGCCTCCGTCGATGGTCAGACCGTCCTGGCTGACCTGCTTGACCAATTTGGGTTTTACCCGAACCGAATCGAGAAGCCGACCTATCAGTTCGGTCTCCCGCCAGACGACTTTATCCACAAGGACGGGGTGAAACAGCCGGTCAGGTATATCCTCCGGCAAATCACCCCTGCCAGTGGAGAAATAAACACACCAACAACAACGAACGAAGCACAACCATGAGCAAAACAGCATACAGCGTTACCGGGGGCAAAGTCCTCCGTGGTCAGGAACAGGTGGCCGAACTGAACGAGGGCGTCTTGGACTTCCTCCCCGGCAAAGCCAATTACCGCGCCCCCGTCGTGGCATTCCTCCGCAAGCAGGGCGTGGAGTTTGAGGTGTCGCCGGCGCTGCCGGAAGGCACGGAAACGCCCGCGGAGGTCAACCCCCAGGCCGTGCGCGATCAAGGCGACCCGTTACCGCCCCCGGAAGAGAAGCCCACGCCTGTGGCTGTTGTTCCGGCGCTGGCTCCCCGCACGGTCAAGGACGTGCCAGCCTCCAAAGTGGACCCGATCAAGTCGAAGACCTACCCGGACGCACCAGCCATGGACCCGGCTGCGGGTGACAAGACGCCGGCCTTCGTGAACTGGCTCTACGCACACCACCCCGAGGACGCCGCCAAGCGTTACGCCAACCGCATCGTGAGCCGCTGAACATGCCCTTCTTTATTCATCGGAATCCGATAACCCGAGGGCTTGGCGCAACCCTCGTTTATGACGGAAACCTTGTTCTGAACTTCTGGGTCGGCCCGTATTCGGGATGCACCTATTTCGGAAGGCGCAGGTTTCAGGGGGAAGAATTCCACAAGGCTGAAATCGCAAAACGCGACGAACAAATCGAAAAACTCAAAGCACAGGTAAAAAACTGAAATGAACATTCAACGAATCAAGGAACTCTATGAAGCTGCGGGCGATGCCGGTGCTGGTGGTGGGGCCGGGAACGGCTCGAATGCTGGAGCGACTGGCGCCGGGGGTGCCGGTTCTGGTGGCGGAGCCGCTGCCGGTGGAGCACAGGGTGGTGCTGGATCAGGTGGAGCGGCTGGAGGCTCTGCGCAAGGCGGTGCCGGAGGCTCCAATCTCCCGCCGTCCGACCTTCGGACGCTAATCAACGAAAAGGGTGAGTTCGTTGACGCCGACTGGACGAAAAAGCTGGGCTTGCCTGAAGGCTTCGGCGGCAAGTTCAAGACGCTGGACGGCGCCCTGAAGTCCTACGCCGCGCTGGAGAAGACGCTGGGCAACTCCAACAAGGTCACGATCCCCGGCGAGAACGCATCGCCGCAAGAGGTGGCGCTGTTCCGCTCCAAGATGGGCGTGCCTGAGAAACCCGAGGGCTACGAAATCGCCAAGCCGGACGGCATACCTGCCGAATTGTGGGGCGATGACCGCGTGAAGGAGTATCAGACGAAGGCCCACGAGCTGGGCTTGTCCACGAAGCAGGCGCAAGAGTTGGCGAAGTGGCAGGCTGAAAAGCTGGGGGGCGACTTCCAAAAGAACACGCAGGCTCTGACAGCCTCGCGTGATGCGGCGATTGCCGATCTGAAAAAGGATTGGGGCGCCGACTATGACAAAAACGTGGCTATGGCCGAAAAGGGCGCTGCCGCTGCCGGTCTGACGCCCGAGGTGCTGAAAGCCACGCCAGAGTTGTCGAACAACCCGCACTTCATCCGCGCCATGCAGGCCGTGGCGTTGAAGCTGGGCGAGGACAAGGGTGCGGCTGGTGACATTCGCCAACAAGGTGGCGGTGGCATCGCGATCAACACGCCGGAAGCGGCGGCTGCGGAGATTGCCCGAATCCGTTCGGACAAAAACCACGCCTACAACAATCCGAACGCATCGGCCAAGGATCGTCAGGCGGCGGTAGATTACCTCGCGCGCCTCTACGCGATCAAGAACCCCGAACAGAAGAGTTGACCACGCGCGCGGTTGGTTCGTTCATCACGTCCGACCGTGTGGCATGTTTAGGCGAAACCCGTCTCTGGGAAACTGGAGGCGGGTTTTGTGTTTCTTGACATCGGGGAAATTCCGGCTCACAGCATCGTATCAGCAAGAGCGAGAGAACCCGCAAGGGCCTCGGCAAGCGACCTCATCAGGTAGCGCCGGAGGCAGTAGCAACCGGGAACGCGAGACGCCTGGGAGACCATCCAGACCGTTAATCTCTAATTCTCTCTCACCATGTCTTTTCAGATCACCGCCGCCTTCGTTGACCAGTTCTCTGGCAACGTCGAGCACCTCGCGCAGCAAGGCGATTCCCGCTTTGCCGGCAAAACCCGTGTCGAGTCCCAGAAGGGCAAGACCAAGTTCTTCGAGCAACTGGGCACCACCCGTGCCGTCCGTCGCACCTCGCGCCACGCCGACACGCCCCGCGTGGACAGCAACCACCAGCGCCGCGCCGTTTATCTCAACGATTACGACTGGTCCGATCTGGTCGATTCGCTCGACGAGACCAAGATGCTCATCGACCCGAAGTCGTCCTACGCGCAGAGCGCCGCCATGGCGTTCAACCGAGCCAAGGACGAAGAGATCATCACCGCCGCCTCCGCCAGCTCCTACGCCGACAAGGACGGCTCCGGCGCGGTCATCGCGGTTGCTCTCCCCTCCACCCAGAAGGTGGCCGTCAACTTTGGCGGTGCCAACATCGGCCTGACGCTCGCCAAGCTGATCGAGTCGAAGTCGATTCTCGGCAAAGCGGAATATCCGAAGGGCTCGACGCTCTACTACGCCTATACGCAGCAACAGCTGGATGATCTCCTGTTGAACGTCTCGCAGGTGTCGAACAGCGACTACGCCGCCGTGAAGGCTTTGGTCGATGGCGAGGTCAGTTACTTCATGGGCTTCGAGTTCATCAAAACCGAACTCCTCACCCTCACCACCTCCACCGACGTGCGCACCACCTTTGCCTACGTCAAGCAGGGCCTCTGCCTCTCCACCGGCCAAGACATGCAGAGCCGGATCAGCGAGCGTGCGGACAAGAACTACGCGACGCAGGTTTATGCCAACATGTCCATCGGTGCCACCCGCATGCAGGAAGAGCTGGTGGTTGAGGTCATGTGCGACGAGTCGCCGTAATCCTTCGGGCCATCAACCAACTCAGTAACTCAACCCAAAGGATAAAACATCATGGCTAACTTCAATTCCACGCTCTACGGCAAGCAGACTGGTTCTGCCGGTGCCTCCCCCTCGTCTGTGTATCCGCTGGCAAAGGACACCGCTGGCAAGCTCCGTTACCTCATTGTCCCCTACACGGTGGACGGTGCGGAGGCCAGCGGCGACACCATCACCCTCGGCAAGATCAAGCAAGGTGCCAAGGTCATCCCGTCCCTGTCGCGTGTCATCTCCGACACCGGATTCGACATCTCCGACATGGACATCGGCATTTCCGGCAACGTGAACAAATACGCCGACGCCCTGGACACCTTGGACACGGCGTCTGACATCAACTTCGGAGTCGCAGGCGACAACGCCTACGCCCCGTCGGATGTCGCCGCCGGCGGAGAAACCATCATCGCCACGCTTGTGACGGTCGTAACCACGACTGCCGCGGGCAAGGCGCTGTTCTTGATCGCTTACGTGGACGAATAAAATCGTTCACGGCGGAGCTGCTTCGCTTCGTGTGGTGTGGCCCCGCTTCGGTCTTCGGACTGGGGCGGGGTTTCTTTTTTAACCTGCTGGATCTCTCCTACCGATGGCCTCTAAAACCGAAATCTGTAACTTTGCCCTGGGCCTGGTGGCCGTGGAGGGCATCAACTCCGTTGACGACGCGACTGAACCGGCGCGTCAGTGCAAGCTGCATCTGCCACAGACGACGCGCGAGGTGTTGAGGATGGCGCCGTGGCGTTCATGCCGCAAGCGTGCGGCCCTGGTCGCGAACACCGCGGCGCCGGCTTTTGGCTGGGACAAGTCCTACCCGCTTCCGGTGAATTGGCTGCGCATGGTCTCCTTCAATGACATCGACCCCACGGACATCCGGCGCGAACTCTTCGAAATCGAGGGCCGTGATCTGCTGACCGATGAAGCCACGGCGAACATCATCTACATCCAGGACGTGACGCTGGAGACCGGCGGCGCCGGGTTTAACCTGATGGACCCGCTGCTGACGAAGGCGGTTTACACGGCGCTGGCTGCAAAACTAGCCTGGCCTCTCCAGCAATCGCGCACGCTGAAGGAGTCGCTGGAACAGTCCACAGACCTCTACGTGAAGCAGGCAAAGAGCGCCAACGCTCGCGATGCGTTTGCCCCGCTCATCAACCCCGTGGACGGATCGGAGTGGGTTTCTGGACGCATCAACTCAACGAACGGCTGACCATGGCGCTGCACAAATTCCTGAACAATTTCACCTCGGGCGAGTGGACGCCCTTGCTCGATGGCCGGTCTGACCTGGAGCAATACGACAACGCGGCCCGCGTCATGGAGAACTGGCGTCCCATGCAATACGGCGGCGCCCGCTTCCGCACGGGCACGGCCTACGTTGTTCCGGGGAAACACGGAAACCGGAAGTGTCGCCTGCTTCCATTCAACTTCTCCACGGCAACGCGCTTCATCTTGGAGTTCGGTCACGAATACGTGCGGTTCATCACGAACGGACAACAAGTGCTCGAGGCTGCGAAGACGATCACGGCGATGACTGCCGAGAATCCGGCGGTGTTCACGTCTGCCGCGCATGGCTTCAGCAATGGCGACGAGGTTGAACTGGATGAACTGGTGGGGCCGGTCTCACTGAATGGTCGGCGGTTTCTCGTCGCAAACGTGACCGCGAACACGTTCACCCTTACCACAAAGGCCGGGGTGGTGGTGAATGGGGAAGCACTCCCAGCTTACGTATCAGGCGGAACCGCCAGCCAGCCTTATGAGGTCACGACAACTTACGACGAATCGGATCTGTTCGGCCTCCAGTTCAAGCAGATCAACGACGTGATGTATATCGTCCACCCGGACTATGCGCCGCGTAAGCTCTCGCGGGTGACGAACACAAACTGGACGTTTGGGTTGGTCGATTTCGATCAGGCGCCACTGCTGGATGAGAACATCACGGACGTGACCCTGACGTGTTCTAACGCTGCGGTGGGTGCCGGTCGAACGCTGACGGCCTCGGATGCCACGTTCAACGCGGGCCATGTCGGCGCGGTCTTTCAGTTGTCGCACGATCAGCCGGCGGCGTCGATTGAGCTGAATATCACGGCACCGGCAACCAGTGGATCGCTTCGGGTGCAGGGTGCGTGGGGAATTCAGACCTCGGGAACGTGGACGGGCACGGTTGAAGTGGAACGCCAGATTGACGGCGGAGCGTGGGAGGTCATTCGCAAGTTCACGGGTGCTGCTGACCGCAACGTGTCGGGTTCTGGCACAGAGACGAATGACGCGCTGCTTCGCCTGAAGGTCACTTACACCTCACACAGTGGCACGCCCGTGCCACGCGTGTGGTTGGAGGCTGAGAGCGCGACCATTTCCGGCTTGGTGAAGGTTACAGCGGTGGGTTCGAGCACGTCGGCAACGGTCACGGTGTTGACGGAGCTGGCGAGCACCTCGGCAACGAAGTTCTGGCGTGAAGGAGCATGGAGCACTTATCGGGGTTTCCCGAGGGCAATCGGCCTTTATGAGCAGCGTCTTTACTTCGGTGGAACTACCTCCTACCCCACCTGGTTCTGGGCGTCCAAGTCTGCCGACTTTGAAAACTTCGATGACGGATTACTGGACGATGATGGGCTTTCTTTCCCGGTGGCCTCGGCGGAATCGAATCCGATTCTCTGGATGGAGGGCATGGATGTGATGCAGATGGGAACGGCTGGTGGCGAAGCGGTTGCCCGAGCTGGCTCCCAGGACGAACCACTGACGCCTTCAAACGTCGCGGTGCGTGCGCAGTCCGCTTATGGATCGGCTATTATTCAAGGGATGAGCGTTGGGGATGCGGTGCTTTTCATCCAGCGGCAAGGGCGGCGGCTTCGCGAGATGGCCTACACCATCGAAAAGGACCGTTACGTGTCGCCTGATCTTACGCTTCTCTCGGAGCACATCACGCAATCCGGTATTCTTCAAATGGGGTTCGCCCGTCAACCGGACCCCACTGTGATGCTGGTCCGCGCAGACGGTCAGCTAGCCGTCCTCACCTACAACCGGGAGCAGAACGTGACCGCTTGGGCGCGCTGGGTCACGGACGGCGTTTTTGAATCCGTCGCGTCCGTGTATGGCGATCCGGTGGACGAAATCTGGTTTGCAGTCCGGCGCACGATCAACGGTGAAACCGTTCGCTATATCGAACGCATGGCGATCGAGGTTGATGCGGACGCGGAAACCTCGGCATCCGGCACAGGAACCGCACAGGTGGTGTTCATCATCGACACAACCGGCTCCATGACCGGCATCATCGACAGCGTGAAGGCACAGGTTGCGCAGGTCGCCGCGCTCTATTCCGCAAATTATGCATCGGTCACGTTTGCCTTGGCTGATTACAAGGATGAGACTGACCCGTTTGTGCTCACTGATTTCATGAGCCTGGATGCGTTGGTGGCCCTTCTTGACGGCCTGATTGCCGCCGGCGGAGATGACACGGAGGAGGATGGCTTCGGCGCCGTGAAAAAATCCATGGAGGGCGTGACCTGGCAATCCGGGTCTGCGCGCTTCTGCATTCTGTTCACCGATGCACCCTCGCACGAACGCGGGGCAACCCAGGAGCAAGCCATTGCTGCGCTCCTGGAGTTCAACGTGAAATTCTCCTATGGCATCGATGAGCAGGCCACGTTCGAACCGCTCCGAATCGCAACCGATGGCGTTTTGATCGATGACGAGGACGACATTGCCGGCGGTTTGCTTCCCTCCGTGTTTATACCTTATGAGGAGTTTTATCTGGATTGCGCACTGACTGGCACAACCTTGGACAGTGTTCTGACTGGCCTCTCTCACCTCGAAGGGCGAAGCGTTCGCGTTGTGCTCAATGACGCCGTGATGGGTGACTTCACCGTGACAGATGGGGAAATCACCCTGCCCTCTGGTTCAGCCGGCGCCTACGTCGTGGGCCTGCCTTACACGGGCACACTCAAGACCATGCGCCTGGACATCAATCTGGCGAACGGTGCGAGCCAAGGGCGGAAGCGGCGCATCACAGAGGTGGCGTTTCGATTCAACGGGACGCAGGGGTGCAAGTTTGGGAAGTCGCTGGCCTCGCTCACTGAAATCCCGTTTCGCACGTGGTCAGATAATCCGACCACCGGCGTGCCTCGCTTCACCGGGGAGAAGGTTGTAACCTGGCCGATGGGTTATTCGGACGATGCCGTGGTTTACGTTGTCCAGGATCAACCGCTTCCCTGCACACTGCTGGGGCTTGCGATAAAGCATGATTTCCTTGGGGATTAACCGATGACAAAAACACAAAAAAAGAAGTTCATTAAAACCTGCATGGAGCGTGATTGGGTGCGCGCTTACGTATCGTCTCCTGAATACAAGGAGTGGCTGGAGGAGCTTAAACGTGAGCGGGCCGAATACGGTGTTATCGTTAAAAACGGGAAAGGGTCATTCATAGAATGACGACCCGCCTGATAGACAACGCAGTGGATTAACCGATGAGCATAAAGCCAAAATACCGATCTGGAATCACAGCCACTATCTGCAATGCGCCAAATGGCACACTCTTGACGCCTGAACTCGTAAAAGAATTAAAGGTTTTATGGGAAGCTGGTGGCGGGAAAAAATTAAACGATGAAATAGCATTTCCGATAATTGAGAAACATCAGCCTAAATGAAGACCCGTCTCATAGACAACGCAGTGGATTACCCGATGGTTGAGCCGTGGTGGGTAGCCCATCAGGGCGTGGCCGTGCCTCGCAACGTGCTGCCGCCGGTCGGTGTGATGGTGGAGGATGAAGACGGGCATCCGCTGGCCGCGGCGTGGCTTTATCTGGCTGTTGGCGTCGGCGTGGCGTGGATGTCATGGAGCGTCACCAATCCGGCCATGCTGCCACAGAAGCGGGTGAAGGCGCTGGAGGTCGTAACCGATGCGCTGGAGGTGCTGTGTGCAACGCACGATTACGGCATCATGTTCACGGAAACCGATAAGCCTGCGCTGACCCGTTGGTTCAAGGCTCGGGGCTTTGTTCAAAATCACACTGGCGTCACTCAACTCTTCAAACGCGTCTAACCATGGGCATCGAAACACTGGCAATCGTCGCAATCGCGGCAACCGTGGCCGGGGCGGGCATCAGTGCCTACTCCAGCTACGAGGCAGGGAAATCACAGGAAGCACTCGGCAAATACAACCAGGCCGTGATGAACAATGAAGCCTTAGCACGGCAGGCGGACGCACGGGCCGCGGCGAATGCACAGCGCGCACAGAATGAGGCGCTGAAGGCCAAACAGCGCGCCCTTTACGCGAAGGCGGGCGTGGTTAGTGCCGGCACTCCGTTGCTGGTTCAGGCGGAGCAGGCGGCAACCTTGGAAATGGCCGCGCTGGACATCGAGCGCACGGGCAACATCGAGGCCGGTCGGATGCGCGCACAGGGCGATCTGGACCGCATGCAGGGCAAGATTGCTCGCCGCGGTGCCAACATGCAGGCCGCGGGCACGATCCTACAGGGCGCTGGCTCTGCCGCCGGAATGGGCGCCGGTTTCCGTTATCAGGGTATCGTCTAAGCCATGAAAAAACTACTGTTCTACGCCTTCCTTGCATTCGTGCTTTTTGATGCGGTTGGGTTCGTCGTGTTTTTCATCTGCACTTAACCACTCACACCATGCCACGCATTCCTCTTGCTTCGTTCTCTCCCTCTGCCACGCCCCAGGCCACGCCACGCGCTGACCCTGGCATGAATGACCCGCTGCTGGCTGGTGGCCGTGCTATTGGTCAGGGAGTGGCCTCTGTCGGTGCCGTGCTGGGTGACTTCGCCATGCGCAAACAGGAAGCCGTGAACTATGCCGCGGTGGCCGATGCTGACCGCAAGATGAAGGAGGCATTCGTCGGATTTCAGGATGAACTCCAGCGCAACGGCGATGAAAAGACCTGGCTCCCGTCGTGGCAGAAGCGCGCCGGTGAGGTGGAGAAGGAGCTGGAGATGGACAAGATGGCGCCGGCGGTTCGCGATCGGCTATCGCCTCAACTGGCGAGCTGGAAGCAGGGCACGGAGGCGGCGATTCGGTCGCAGGCGACTGCGCGGGAAATCAACCGGGCGAAGTCCAGCGTGATGGATGCCGCGGAGCTGGACCTGAAGCTGGGCGACATCGCGAGCTACACGGACAAGATCAAGGGCGGGGAGGCGCGCGGCCTGTTCGATCCAGGCGAGGCGGACAGACTGGTGAAGTCCGGCATGAACAAGGCGGAGTATTACCAGGCCACGAATCTGATTCTGACCTCGCCGATGACGGCCATCGATGCTCTGAAGGATCAGACAGACGGCGGGCGGTGGCGCAACTTCACGGAGCTGGAAGAGACGCAGCGCAAGACGCTGGTGGACTCGGCGAACATAGCGGTGCAACGCGTGCGTGCGGAGACGTATCAGGGGCTGATTGACCGCATGAACGGCGGAGAATTGATCGGGGACAAGGAGCTGGACGGGCTGGTTGACCAAAAGCTGATGACGGCAACGCAGGCGCGGGACATCAAACGCAACCAGGGCAAGCAGGCGGGACTGGCTGGCGTGTCTGGTGGCGTGTTCTCCGGCCTGCTGACGGACATCAACGCGTATGATCCGCGCGGGGATGGCACGAATGAGCGTTATGCGGACCTTGCCGTGCGGGTGGCGATGCTGCCGCCGGGGCTGAAGGAGGACGCTTATAACCGGCTGAAGGAAAAGCGTGACCCGGCCTCGCCGCTGAACTCGCAGGTGGCACGCGATGCGATGACGCAGGTGGACGCGTCGTTCCGTGCTGGCTTGTTTGGTCAATTTGAGACGCAGGAACTGGACACGAAAACGGGCATGATGACGAAGAAGACGGACGCGAAGGCCTACGCTGCCGCGCTTGAGAAGAAGGTGAAGGTGGAGGACGCGCTGACGGAATACTTCCGCGCCAATCCCAAAGCCACGCGCGTGGATGCGCTGGCCTACGTCGGCAAGCTACAGGAGGCGGACATTGCGAAGCAGGGCATGGGCTTCTTCGTCGCACCGGACACGCAGCGATTGCTTCAGCTGCCGGCTCCCACTGAGGTGGATGCCATCCTTCAAAAATACCAATCCACGAAATGAACACCCTGACCGTTTCCGATGCTGATGCCCTGACCATTTACCGCGCGATTCCCGGCGAAGCCGATGCGGCGAAGCGCACGCAGCTGGTGGGACTGCTGGACACTTACACGAAGCAGAAGCGGGCCGCGGGGCTAGAACCGTTTCAGCCTGACCCGGAAGCACAGAGGGCACAGACGGAACGCTTCGAGCGGCTTTACTCGTCGCTGGACACGGTGGAGGCGAACCTGGCGCCTGAGCAGGTCGCGCAGCTGAAGGGCCTGCTGGACACGTCGCCAGACCCGGTGGGCGTGAAGGCGCGCATGGTGAACATGGCCTACCTCCAGCAACAGCACGGTGCCACGCTGCCGCCCGGGTGGGATGGCGAGAACTGGCCGGCGATGCGCACGGCCTACGCGAAGCGGGTCCTGGGGATGGACATGCCGGACGTGTCGGATGTGGAGCTATTCCAGGCGATCGGCGGTCACGTTGAAAAGCAGAAGGCAGAGCGTGTCATGCTGACAGACGTGGTGGCGAAGGTGCAGATGGCTGCATTCCAGGGCGCAGGCAACTGGCTGGAGGCCTACGAAGGCGCCGCGGCGGGCATGGACACGGCGGAGGGTTATGACCCGAAGGCGCGCGATCGTTACCGCGCGGTGGCAAAGCGAGCGTTTGAACAGGTGAAGGAGACGGCGGACCGGCTTCGGCCAATCGCGAATGACATCGTGGGCTCATTGGCTCGTGAGCAAGGCACGCGCGAGGGTTTCGAGAACATGCGCGTCTTCTCCGTCGATGAGCTGGTGAAGATGGTGGATGCGGTGCCGGATAAAGAACGCCCGCTGCTTTACTCGATCGTGGCACAGATGGCCGGCGTGTCCCCTGAGACGGCGGACGCGAAGGACAAGGGGCTGGTAAAGCAGACTGGCGAAGCGGTGGGCCGCGGTCTGGTAGATGTGCTGCGGGCGAACAAGCGAGCGCTGGCGGACAATCCCGCGCTTATCAACGCGCGATCGCTGGCGGGTGCTGCTGACCGCGTGGAGGTGGTGGGCCGTCGCAATCCGGGCGAGAGTATGGTGGATTGGGCGTCGCGGTCGATGCGTGGCAATTACGGCGCCGTGGACTTCGTGAAGGATGTCATCACCCAGAACGGTCAGCCGTTTCTTCGCGATCGTCGCAAGCTGACGGAGGACGAACAGGCTGCGCTGAAGGGCGAGGTCACGGCGATGGAGCGCGAGCGCACGATTCGGACGGAGCTGCGTCAAATCGCGGAGGGCGTCATTGATCCTATCAAGGGGAGCAACTTTTTCACGGAGAAGGTTTATTACCCGGCGCTGCAAAACGCGGCTTACACGGGCCAGGCTTTCATGCCGTTCGCCGGCCTGCCTCTCCTCATTTCGAGCACGGTCGGCATGCGGTCGGAGGAAATGATGCAGCGCGGGGCGTCGATCGAGGACGCGCAAGCCATGGGGTTGGTGTCCGGTGTGCTGGAGGCGCCGGTGGAGATGATGCAGGCGAAGATGGTCACGGGCGCGTTCCCGATCTTCAAGGGGCTGCTGGAGGCTCCGGTGAATGGCCTGAAGCAACTGGCCGGACGCGCTGCCGCGGTGCTGGGTGTGCAACTTCTGGAGCAAAACGTTCAGGAAGCGGCACAGGATGCCATGCCGCTGCTGGTTCAGCACGTTGCCAGCAAGCTGACGGACACGGTGCCGGGGCTGGACTGGTCGAAGGAGCTGGAGGCCTACGGCAAGGGGCGCGTGGACACGTTCTGGGCGCTGATGCCGATGGTTCTGATTGGAACCGGGTCGGCGACGTTCTCGGACGCGGCCTACGGTCGCCAATACCTGAATGATCTGACGACGCTGAAGGCTGCGGGCTTCACGGAAGAGGCGGCGGCGAAGATCATCGAAGCGCCAACCCTGGAAGAGAAGCAGGCGATCGTGCGCGCATCGTGGAATGACGAACGCCTTCGCGTGATGAACGGAGAAGCACAGCTGGCCGCGTTCGCCGACATGGACGAAACCATGCGCGAGGCCTACGTGGAGGCGACGGGAGACGGCGCGCGCATCAGCCGGCTGGAGGATGGGTCTTTTGAGGTGACGACGCCGGACGGTGAGCTGGTGGACATTGCGGCGGACGCGGACGCGGCTCTGGACCTGGCGCGTGATTGGAACCGGGCCGACAACCTGAACATGGAAACGGCGATTCAGGACATGGTGGCCTACGTGGAGAGCTTCCAGGAAGCGGGACAGTCGATCGAGGTGGTTCAAGGCTCGCGCTCGCTTCAGGACCGCGTGGAAGCCGGTGATTTCACGCAGGAAGAGGCGGACGCCATTGTGGACACGTATGTGGCGCTGGGCCGTCTCGAGCGTGGGTCAACCGCGGAGGATGCGCTTATCACGGGCGAGAACGAAGTGACCCGTTACGACGCACGCCGGCGGATCGTGTCCGACGTTTCCCGCATCTACGAAGGCGCCAATCCGCTGACGGTGGTGGAGGAGCACGCGGAGGGCTACCTGAAGCGGCGGCTGGCGGACGGTGCCGTGACCTTGGAAGACGTGGCCGCTTGGCGTGAAGCGGTGGACGGGCCGTCTGCCGACAACTCGGAGCGTGTGCTGATGGAATGGTTCAGCGAACAAGCGCAGGCCTACCTGGTCGGCAAGTCGGACGCTGACGCGGTGCCGGCTTCGTTCCGTTCGTTCCTGATGAAGCTGAAGCAGTATTTCACGCGGGTCATGGACCTGGCCGTGCGGCTGATGGAGAAGGAGCGGGCCGGCGAACTGCCGGATGGGTTCAAGACGCACCTGGCGCGGGCGGTGGGGCTGGATCAAGCCTTCATCGACTCGCAACGCAGGGCGGAAGAGGCTGGTCAGCTGGGTGGCCGCGGTGAGGAGCTGATGGGCTGGCTGAAGGGCAAGCTGACGCATCCGGAGACTGCACGGGCGAACGGTGAACAGCTGGCCGGCGAACTGCAGGCCGTGTGGGAGGGGTTCAAGTCGCCCCAGGCGGCGCGCGCGTTCTTCGCGCCCAAGGGCGAATACACCCCGCTGGATCAGCTGGCCGGCATGGCGAAGGATGACGGGTTTCCGTTCGAGACGGCGGACGATCTGCTTCAGGCCGTCGATTCCTCGCTTCGGGGCGTTGAGGTGTTCGCTGAGTCAGGCACGGGTGGAACGTTCAGCCTGTCGAGTGCTCCGGGGCATCAGGCCCGCATGAAGGCAGCACAGGAAGCCGACGCTGAAATCAAGCGGGTGCGGGCAGAGCGTGAAGGCGAGATTCAGGTGGAGGAAGTGAGCGCCGACGAAATCGAAGAAGGCGAAATGCCATACAAGCCGGGCGAACTCTTCCGAGTGTCCGCCAAGGGCGCGGATGTTTCATGGACGGTCTGGAAGGATGGCAACAAATGGGAAGCACAGAGCGAACAGGGCAGTGGACGCCCTTCGCGTCCTACCAAAGAGCAGGCGCTGAATGACGCCAAGGAAGCCATTCGTGAGCAAATCATGGAGGTGCGCGGCGTCTTCGGTAACGATCTGGATCAGATGGACGCCGTGATGGGCGTTTTTGACCATTTCCTTCTTCCTGAAGGAGCGAAATCAACCGGTTGGGAGCGCACCAAATGGGGAAGCTGGTATTCCACGGTCTGGCTAAACGAAGACGAATCGGTGAAGCTGTCGATTCGTGACCATGAAGCTACGCGCAAGGACATGGGCCTTCCCGACATCACGGGCGAGGTCACGAAGGACTGGAATCCTGAAGACGTAGCGCGGGCGCTGGATCGCGTGGAGGTTGCGCTATGGAAGAAGGCGGGTCAGGACTTGCCGGACATCACCATGGCGATGGAGTCGCGTCGCCGGGTGGATGAGATCCACGATGAAATGAAGATGCGCAGGGTGGCCGCGCGCGTGGTGGCCGGTGAGCACGCCGGCGAAGCCTTTGCTCCGGCCATCCGCAAGGCGATGGAGGCGCAAATGTATCAGGTCGTTCCCAACAAGGTCACGGTGGCGGAGGCGCTGAAGATCGTGGACACGCTGGGCGTATCGGAGGCGGTCAACGTGGTCATGTCGAACACGGCGGACCATCCTGCCAGTGTGCAGGTGGCGCTTGGCCTTGCGCTGATGGAGCACTTCAACAGCACGAAGAACTACACCAAGGCCTCGGAGGTCGGTGAACGGGTCGCTGAACTTGGCACGGAGCTGGGCCGCGGTGTTCAGGTGTTCTCCCTACTCGGGCGGGTGTTGGACACCCCAGAAAAGGCTCAAATCTTCCTCTCCCGTCAGGTGAAGAAGCTGGAAAAGAAGCTGCGCGAGCGTCAACCGGCGATCGATGCGGCGAAGGAGGTCGTGGGCGATGTTCAGGCGGAGGCTCTGAAGCTCCTGGAGTCGTGGCTGGATCAAATCAACGGGGTGGCGGGGCGTCCGGCGGCGAATCGCAAGCCTGCGCGCGTGGAAGACCTGCCTGACCTGACGTTCTCGCTGTCGATGGACATGCGGAAGTCCGGCATCGTGTCCGTGGTGTCCCAGATGCTGAAGGAGTCCGGCGCGGTGGAGACGCGGAAGGCGCTGGTCGAACGCTACGGTGAGAAAATCATGCCGTTTGTGCCTGACCTCTTTATTGAGGCGCAGAAACAACTGGTGAAGCGGTCGGCTCCGCCCAAAAAGGCCAAGGCGGGCAAGAAGGACGGCAAGGAGGCGCAGGCGGAGAAGGGAAAGAGCGGCGCCCGGTTGTCGGACGATCAGGTGGACGCGGCACTGGCGGACATTCGCACGGCGGCGCGCAAGTCGGACGTTCAGCTGGACCTGACGGCGATCGATGAGCACTTCCGCGGCAAGCGGATGACTGCGGAGCAGGTGGAGGACGCGCTGGCGATGTCGCGGGCCATGGGGCTGGGTGAACAGACGACGCTGGAGGGACTGGAGGCACTGGCACAGCGGCTGGAGGATGAAGTGATTGCACGCCTGAAGGTCAGAGGCCTGGAGACGCCGGAGACGGTGCGCAACGCGGTCCGCTCGCTGTTCGACATGAAGGGCGTGAAGTTCACGCGGGAGGATGTGGCGAAGGTCTTCGCGGAGAAGTTCAACGTGCCCAAAGCGACGGAGGCACAGGGCAAGCGCCTGGCTGAGTTGGCGGAGAACATCCGCAGCACGCCCGATCGATCAACGGAGCGCACGGACGCCACGGTGGAGCTGATGAACCACGTGAACGACATCCTGAAGCCGGTCGATGTCGTGGATAAGGCGTGGGCAGTCTGGTATGCGAACGTGCTCTCGGGCTACAACACGCATTTCAGAAACATGTATGCCAACGTCCTGGAGCAACTGGTGGCGCTTCCGCTGGACGCGGTGCGTGCCAACCCGGTGGCGACTCTCCAGCTGATGCGCGAGATGCTGTTCGGCGTGAAGGCGGGTGTGTCGATCGGCGGTAGCGAGGCGAAGCAACAGCTGAAGACCGGCAACGCGTCGGTGTTGCAGACGGACTCGAACAAGTTCGGGACGGCGGGCACGCTGGAGCGGGTGAAGTTCTCCGGCGCACTCAATGTGCTGCGGTTTAACTGGCTGAAGTATGTCGGCCGCGCACTGCGGGCCGAGGACTTGTTCGCCTATGCGACGGCCTCGGAAGCGAAGGCGCGCATGGTGGCCTGGGAAATGGCTACAGCCAAGGGCGAGCGGGGCGAAGCGCGGGAAGCGGCGATAGAGCGTCTGCTGAATGCGACCGAGGAACAAATCGGTGACTTCAAGGAGCGCGCATCGCGTGAATGGGATGGGCTGACCGATGAGCTGCGGGCCGGCAAGGATCGCGGCGCCTGGGTGGAGCGTCGGGTGAAGGAGCTGCGCATTCTGGAGCGGGACGCGGCGCTGATTGAACGCGCGAGCGAGTTCGCCGCGCGGGCAACCTTCAACTACAAGCCGGAGGGCGTGGTGGGCATCATGGCCAATAGCTTGACGGACTGGTTGACGGCGGTTTCGAGTTTTGAAGCCAAGGGTCCGGCAGAGAATGTCCTGAAGGCGTTTGCTTCCGCCCCGCGGCTGGTTGTTCCCTTTGTGCGGATCGTCGCGAACGTATTGAACCGCGGAATTGATTACACCCCCTGGGGCGTAGCTCGCGCAGCTTTCCCGGTGAAGTTAGAAGGTTCCGCGCGCACTGGTGTGAACACGAAAGCGAAGTCTGCCGATGAGCGGGCCATGGAACTGAAGCGCGGCATCTTTGGCATCGTCACCTTGGGCGTGCTTTCCGCGATGGCGGATCCCGATGACGAGGAAGCGGTGATTCAAATCCACGGCTCCGGCGCTGGGTCGCGTGACCGCAATCAGGCGCTGAACGGTCCGCGGTGGATGCCCTACAGCATCGAAATCCGCACGGCCTCCGGGTCGAAGTTCATCACGTATCAATACAGCCCGCTGCTTCTGGGCCTCGCCTTGGTCGGCAACTGGCACGATGCGCGCCGTTACCGGAAGCTGGACGAAAAGGAGACGACGGAGCGCTTGGCGGTGGCCGCTACGGGAATCGGATCGGTGTTGCTGGATCAGTCGTTTCTGTCGAATGCGGCGGACCTGGTGAACATGTTCGGGCGTGATGGTCAGGTGTCGGAGCGTGCGCTGTATTCGTTCCTGGGCCGGACGTTTAACCCGGCAACGGTGGCGGTGCCGTTCTCGAGTCTGCTTCGTCAGATGGAACGGGACTTTGACCCGGTGCAACGCGATCGGCCTGACATCATGGCGTCCCTTATGTCTCAGGTGCCGGTGGCCGCGCGATTCAATGAGCCGGCGTTGGACGTGCTGGGCGATCCCATCGTGAACCGTCCCATGGACTGGTTTGTGCGGGCGTCTGCTGATGGCACTCCAGAGGCGCGGATTTACCGGGCCTTTGCCGAAAAGGACGCGGTGCCTACCGGCATCTGGACCTACAAGGGCAAAATGGATCCGGAACAGTTCTACCAGTTCACAAAGGAGCGCGGGGCGTTCCTGAAGGAGTCGCTGATGCGTAACGATGCTGCACTCCTCAAAAGCATAGAAGCAGCAAACGAAGAGGTTGCCGCCCAAATCGTTGAAAACATTTCTCGCACTGCCACACAGGTGGCGCGTGCCCGCGTGGGTTACGCTCCAACTAACAATAAAAAATAAAACATCATGTCTGTAACATCCGAAAATCGTCGCGTGCAAGTAACCCTCTCGGGGGCGGGTCAAGCGATTCCTGTTAACTTCTACTTTCTCGAAGATGCTGACCTTTTACTGGTCAAGACCGTCGATGGAGTGGATTCCGCTCTTGTTTTGAACACAAACTACACCGTTGCCGGGGCCGGTGATCCTGATGGCGGGATGATCGCCATGATTGGCGGGGCAAGTGGCGACATCATCACAGTGGTGCGTAATGATGCGCTCACCCAGGAAGAGGAATTCCTATATATGGGGGCGCTTGTCCCCACATCCATCGAGCGCGCTTACGACAGGATTGTGATGCAACTTCAGCGCATTCTCCTCATGTCGGAGCGGTCGATTCGGCTTCCCGTCACGGCTTCGGCTGGCGGGGAATTGCCAGACCTTGCGACCCGCAAGGGAAAGACGATGCAGTTCAACGCGACAACCGGGGCGCTTGAGCTGGTGAGCAGTGCGGAATCATCAGCCACGGCAGCGGCGGTGAGTGCGGCGGCGGCC